CTACAACTACTCCTACAGATAGCAAGGTAGCATTTCCTACTGACTTCTTAGAGTTAAGAGAGATGCACTTTCAGGGTAACCCACCTATTCTGTTAGAGTTCCAAACGCCTGACTTGTTCTTCCGTAATGGTCAAACAACATTATCAGGTCGTTCACACTACTTTACAATGTTAGGCACAGAATTTCAGTTTGCACCTACTCAAGATACAGATTATACAATTCAAATTTTATATTATGCTCAACCTACATTTATTTCTAGCACAACTTCTAGTAACTTGTTCTTAGCATACTATCCAGACGCTTTACTTTACGCCACATTAGCAGAAGCAGAACCATATCTTATGAACGACCCACGAGTTCAAACATGGTCAGCATTATACGATAGAGCAATTGCTAATATTCAAAAAAGCGACTTAGGTCAAACATACGCATACACAACACTAAACGTAACACCACGATAAGGAAAATATTATGGCAGAAATGAGTAATTTTTTAGAGAATGCACTTATTAATGCAACTCTACGAGCAACAACATATACATCTGTAGCAACAGTTTATGTATCACTATGGACTTCAGACCCTACAGACGCAGGTAGTGGTACAGAAGTATCAGGTGGTTCATACGCTAGAACTGCTGTCACATTTGGCGCACCTTCTAACGGTGTAACTACAAACTCTGCTGACGTTACATTCCCAACAGCAACAGCTTCATGGGGTGTAGTAGGTTGGATTGGTATTAATGATGCTGCAACTTCAGGTAACTTACTTTACCATACAGCATTAGATACATCTAAAACAATTGACTCTGGTGACATCTTTAAGATATCAACAGGCAACCTTTCAGTTACATTAGCTTAAGGATAAACCATGGCGTTAGTCGTCAAGGATAGAGTCCAAGAGACTTCTACTACTACAGGCACAGGCACTATTACGCTTGCTGGAGCAGTTACTGGCTTTCAGTCATTCTCTGTTATAGGTAATGCTAATACTACTTACTACGCTATTGTAGGTGGTGCAGAATGGGAAGTAGGTCTAGGTACTTACACATCTTCAGGCACTACTTTAGCTCGTAATACCATATTAGAGTCTAGTAATGGTGGCACAGCAGTAAACTTTAGTGCAGGTACAAAGAATGTATTTGTAACTTATCCTGCTGAAGAAGCTGTATACCAAGATGCTAATGGTGATGCTTATGCACCACAGTTTGCTGCATCTAACGGACTTAATGTTAATAACGGAACGATAGGTACATCTTACACATTTCCTACAGGTTATAACTCTGTAGAAGCAGGGGATATCACAATTTCTGGAAGTGTTACAGTTACCGTTCCTTCTACATCAAGATGGGTGATAGTATAATGTCAAGTATAATTCGTGCAACCACAACAAGTGGATTACAAATAGCTCCAGATAATAGCGGAAGCCTACAATTACAAACTAACGGTACTACCACAGCAGTTACTATAGATACATCACAGAATGTAGGGATTGGTACTACGAGTCCTGGTACAAAATTGGATATTGTAGGTGCAGGAAACCCAACTATTACATTAAGAGGTTCTGATGGTGCATATACTTCAATTTTAAAACTTCAAGCTGCTGGTGGCGGTTCTTCAGTAATTAATGCTACTGGAGCTAGTTCAGATGCTTTAATTTTTCAAACTACTAGCACAGAACGTATGCGTATAGACTCTAGTGGTAGTGTGTTGGTGGGGACTACAACTTCAGGAAATGGAAAGTTTGTTGTTGTTCAGACAAGCGGTTCTCGTACTTCTAGATTGGAAAGTGTAGATGCTGGAACAGTTGAGGCTGTGCAGTTTGTAAAAAATAGTGGCGGTTTGGGTCAAATTGGGTCAATCACAACTACTACTACGGCAACCGCTTACAACACTTCATCCGACTATCGTTTAAAAGAAAATATTTTACCTATGATAGGTGCATTGGATAAAGTATTACAACTTAAACCATGCACATATACATGGAAGTCAGATAGTTCAAACGGACAAGGATTTATTGCTCACGAATTACAAGCAATTATTCCTGATGCAGTTACAGGTGAAAAAGACGCTGTAGATGAAGAAGGTAATATTAAACCACAAGGCGTAGACACATCATTCCTAGTAGCTACTCTAACAGCAGCTATCCAAGAACAACAAACCATCATCAACGACCTAAAAGCTCGTATAGAAACATTGGAGGCTAAATAATGGCATCTTTAGTCTTAAACGGTAACACTAGCGGAAGTGTAACTATAAGCTCACCAGCAGTATCAGGCACAACTACACTTACTTTGCCTACTACTACAGGAACATTTGCTCTTACAGCAGCTCCTACATTTACAGGTCAAGCTACAATACCTACTATTAACCTTACTGGTGGGCAAATTACATTCCCAGCAACTCAAAGTGCTAGTGCAGATGCTAATACGCTAGATGATTATGAAGAAGGTACTTGGACACCAACGGTTGTGACTAATAGCGGAACAGCAACAACATACAGCGACTTGGTTGGTAATTACACAAAAATTGGAAATTTAGTTTATGTAAGAGGAAGCGTTAGACCAAGTAACGGAACTTTTGGTGCTGGCTCTAGTTGTAAAATTGGTGGACTTCCTTTTAGCGGAACAACAAGCGCTCCAAGAGGTGGCACAATTAGTGGTGTTAATTCATCCAATTATATAACTAACCAAACTGCAATTGGTGCAATAGAAGGAACAGAAATTCCGTTTGCTATGAATGTTGCAATAACAAGCGCTAATTTATTTTCATTTTCAGGTTGTTATATAGTTTAATTAATTTAATTGGACTCTTAAGTCGGAGAAATAAATGTTAGAAAAAAATACAGTAATTGACAAAATAGAAATAGTAGAAAATGGAACTGTTCAAGTTCGTCAAGCTACTATTATTACTGAAAATGACAGCCAAGTTTCTCGTACATTCCATAGATGGTGCATAGCTCCAGGAGAAGATTACTCTACACAAGAACAACAAGTGCAAGATATATGCAAAGTGGCACATACACCAGAAGTCATTGCAGCATATCAAGCACAACAAGAAGTTAGATTAGGAGCAGTATAATGCCTGTTACCATATCAGGAACAAATGGCATAACTAATGCTACATGGACTACGGTTACAAGACCGTCTGCTCCTAGTCAAGGACAACAAGGATTTAATACCACTACAAACCTGATAGACTATTACAATGGTTCAGCTTGGCAGTCTGTAGCACCTTTATCTGTCGTACCTATTACAGCTTCTTATTTAATTGTTGCTGGTGGTGGTGGTGCAGGCTCTGGTGCAACATCCAATACTCGTGGTGGTGGAGGTGGAGGTGCTGGAGGACTTGTAAGTGGAACAACTACATTAGTATCTGGTACAACTTATACAGTTACTGTAGGTGCTGGTGGAGCTGGTACTTCTACTTTAGGAAACCCTGGTTCTGTTGGAAATAATTCTTCATTTACTGGATTAACTACTGCTTCAGGTGGTGGTTATGGTGGCAGTTCTTCAAGTTCTGCTGGTGGAGCTGGTGGTTCAGGAGGCGGAGGTTCTATTGGTGGAGCTGGTGGTTCTGGAACATCTGGACAAGGCAATGCTGGCGGAGGTTCATCTGCATCAAGTAACACAGCAGGTGGTGGTGGAGGTGGTTCTGGTGGAGCTGGTCAATCAGGTGCTAGTTTTTCTTATGCAACTGGCGCAAATGGTGGTTCAGGAACTGCATCTAGCATCACAGGAAGTTCTGTAACTTACGCTGCTGGTGGTGCTGGTGGTGGAGTCAATGGTGATAGTCCTGCTGCTGCAACTGCAAATACTGGTAATGGTGGTCTTGGTGGCGGAAACCCAAATGGTAGTGCTGGTGGTTCAGGTATAGTAATATTATCTGTTCCTACAATTCAATATTCAGGAACAACAACAGGTAGCCCAACCGTAACAACTTCAGGCTCAAATACAATTATTAAATTTACAGCTTCTGGCTCATATACAGCATAAGGAAAAACTATGTCACATTTTGCAAAAGTAACTGACGGTAAAGTAACACAAGTTATCGTTGCAGAACAAGAATTCTTTGATACATTTGTAGACTCAAGTGCAGGCACTTGGTTACAAACATCATATAACACACATGGCAATCAACATCCAGAAGGCAGACCTTTAAGAGGTAACTACGCTGGTATTGGTTACAATTATGATGCTACTAATGACGTATTCTACGCACCACAACCATTTCCATCATGGATACTAAACAATACAACGTGGTTATGGGAAGCACCTGTAGCTATGCCTACAGATGGTAAAAAATACAAGTGGAATGAGTCCATTACTAACTGGGAAGAAGTAACACTTTAAGGAGCAATAAATGTTTGGCATTTCAGCCTTTTCCCAAGCACCTTTTAGCTCATTAGCAGGAAGATTTGTAGAAGCTGCAGCACAGATTACTGCAGACGCAACCGTATCTGCATCTGCAACACGCTTTAGAACATCTGCAGCAAGCATTACAGCTACTGCAACCATCACAGTCACAACAAGTGGTGCATTAGTATTTGGTAGTGCAGTTATAAATGGCTTTGCAGACGTATCTGCTATAGGTACTAGAACACAGTTTGGTAGTGGTGCAATATTAGGAACAGCTACAGTATCTGCTACTGGTGGTTCTATAGCACTAGCTTCAGCAAGTATCACAGCAACAGGTACAGTAACAGCATTAGGTTCATTGTTAATAGGTGGCAATGCTTCTATAACTGCTAATGCTACAGTTACAGCTAATGGTTTCCGTATACTATCAGCAACAGGTTCTATTACAGGAATTGCTACAGTAACAGCATTAGGTGGTTTAATAAATTCAGGCAATGCACAAGTAAACGCTTTTGCCACAGTAAATGCAAGCCCTAACGCTATATTTGCAGGTTTTGCTTATGTAGAAGGTATAGGAAGTGTAACAGCTAAAGGTACAATACAAGGTGAAGGATGGACACCTGTAACTCCAGGTGATGAAACATGGACAGACGCTACAACATCTACAGATACATGGTCTGCAATATCACCTTCTACAGATACATGGACAGAAATAACAGCAGGAACAGAAACTTGGACTGACACTACTCCAAGTAACGATATATGGTTAAGACAAGGATAAAAAATGGCAAAAACCAAAATTTCAGAATTTAGTTCAACGTCAGCAGACAATACCGATATAACCAATATCAATATTGCTGAAGGTTGTTCACCAGCTAACGTAAACAATGCTATTCGTAGCTTAATGTCGTTACTAAAAAACCAACAAGATGGTTCTAGTGGTGACCCATTTACAGTAGCAGGTACATTAGTTGCGTCAGGTCAAGCAGTATCATCAGGCACACTTAATGTGACAGGTGCATTTCAATTAGATGGAACTGCAGGCGCTAGTGGTCAAGCATTAGTATCAGCAGGTGGTAGTAATACCCCTACATGGAGTGCATTAGGCACAATGGCTGCACAAAACTCTACAGCAGTAGCTATTACAGGTGGCACTATTACTGGAATTACAGACTTAGCTGTTGCAGATGGTGGTACAGGTGCTTCTACATTAAGTGCTAATGCGGTATTGTTAGGTAATGGTACAAGTGCATTACAGACTGTAGCTCCTAGTACATCAGGTAATGTTCTTACATCTAATGGAACAACATGGACAAGCGCTACTCCTGCTGGTGGAATTGGAATTGGTCAAACATGGCAAGATGTAACAGGTTCTAGAGCTGCTGGTACTACTTATACAAATTCAACTGGTAAACCAATATTTATTTCTGTATTTGGAACTGGTTCGCCTAATAGTGGGGTAATGAGTATGACTGTAGATGGTGTTTCACTAGGGCAACAAGGGTCTGCAGCTGTTTCGTCTGGAGTATTTTATTCAACAATGACCGCAATAGTTCCAAATGGTTCAACTTATAGAGTTAATAGTGTTAATAATTGGTCTTTAGGTAGTTGGGCGGAGTTACGTTAAAGATAAATATGACTACACAACGCATAACATTTAAAGAATGGTTACCTGACCAACCATCTATCTTAGATACAGTATCAGAAGCTAATAACGTCATTCCTTTAGCTATAGGATATGGTCCTTTTAAGTCAGCAGTAACATTTTCAGGAACAGCTACAGAAGACTTGAATAATTGTTTTGCTGCTAAACTAGACAATGATGTATTTATCTTTGCTGGTGGTGCTACTAAACTATTTAAAGTAGACAATACTGACTTATCTCTAGTAGACGAGTCTAAGTCAGGTGGATATACAGGCACAAACAGATGGCAATTCTTACAGTTTGGTAACTTAGCATTAGCCTCTAATGGCTCTGAAAAGATACAAGCGTATGACGTAAACAGTTCTACAGCTTTTGCAGATGCAAGCTCAGAAGCACCTATCGCTAAATACATTACAGCAGTTCGTGACTTTGTAGTTGCAGGTAATATTGGTGCAGGTACAACTCCTAACAAAGTGCAATGGTCAGGCATCAATGACGCAAGCACTTGGACTACCACAGCGACTTCTCAAAGTGACTTCCAATTACTTCCTGACGGTGGTGACATTACAGGTATCGTAGGGGGTGAGTTTGGTATTGTATTCTTAGAAAAAGCCATTGTTAGAATGTCATATATTGGCTCACCGCTTATATTCCAATTTGACACCATATCTCGTAACGTAGGATGTATAGAAGGTAACTCTATAGCACAATATTCTGGTACAGCTTACTTCTTATCAGATGACGGTTTTTATGCTACCAATGGTCAAACGCTAAATGGTATTGGTTCAGAAAAGGTAGATAGATACTTCTTTGCTAACGCTAACATTGGTGACATTGACTCTATTTCAGCAGCAGTAGACCCTGAACGTAACTTAGTTATTTGGAATTATGCTAACGTATCCGGTGGCCGTTCACTACTTATCTATAATTTTGAAACACAAAAATGGTGTGAAGCAGATACAGATGTAGACTATTTATCTACACTAGCAACTTCAGGTACAACATTAGATGGTCTTGACTCTGCTTACAACGTAACAGCAGGTGCATTTGTAGCCACAAAACAATATACCATTAGAACAGTAGGCTCAACAGACTTTACTCTTATAGGTGCAGTTGCTAATACAGTAGGTGTATTATTTACAGCTACAGGTGCAGGCTCAGGTACAGGTGTAGCCGTAGATATGGCAGCATCCGCAGCAGCACTCAAAACTGTAGACACTCTTGTAACGACACTAGACGATAGACTATATAAAGGTGGTAAGTTCTTATTTGGTGGTGTTCGTGGTACTAGAATTATCACATTCACAGGAGCTAACGCTACAGGTTCTATCATTACTAATGACCTAGAATACGGTTATAACTCTGTGCTTACCCTTATTAGACCTTCTGTAGATAATGGCTCTGCAAGCGTTTCTGTGGCTTCTAGACGTATGTTAAATGACACTATTAC